CTCTTCATCCTCCACTGCGCGATAGCTGTATTGCTCGACAGCTTCTTCGGTATCCGCTAAATATAAGAAAACCACGCTGCTTCGCTGTTCGGATTCTCTCAATATTTTCTTTGCCCTATTGAGAGTGGTACCATGGTAAAGCAATGTATCAGATTTTTTATTCTCAACAGAAGATTCTTTCATAAAGCTAGCTATTTCTTCTTTGATAATTTGCTTTAAGTTCCATTTATTCATTTTGTTTAACTTCCTTTAGGTACTATCCCTACAACATAATTATCGAGAATCAAACTAATCGTCCCAAATTCTTCAGTTTTTATTTCCTCGATCATCTTTCTGTCAATAAATATTTTATCTCCAGGGACCACCATAATTCTTACCGTATCAGAAACACTCAAAACATTAACCATTTGGTAAGTCTCTTCTGTTTTTTGGTATCCCTGCGGCATTAAAATGACAGTACCATCATTATCTTCTTTCTCAATAATTTCAATTTGTATATGTCTATTAACTGGAACAAATTTCACTTTTCACCTCTTATTAAATTGTACATGATTCACCATCACAAAATTTTGTACCGGCTCCCTGTTGATTTGTTTCAAATCTCTGCACAGGGGTTATTTTATTACTCATCTCAATAAACTTTTCTTCTGTAATTGCTTCATAAGGAGCCTGCTTATACCCAGTCTCACTTAAACGCAAAAAAGAAACTGCTTTAAGGCGCGTTTCATACATTTCTAGCGCATTTTTAATTTGATTTTCTTCATGAGACTGAAAAGTTACTGTTATCGATACAGAGTTATCCGCCCAGAAATGTTGGTATTGCGCTGCAATTTCAAGCTGTTCCCACATTGTAATATCTTTTTTACCTTTATAATAGTGAGATTCCTTGACGGGAAAAGACACAACGCTAGTATTTGGAGAATAAGCATCATCCTCAATAGGATATCCGGCTTCTTCTAGAGTTGGCAAAAGATCAGAGTCTTTTGAGAAACGAATTCTACGAATATAATATTCATCCTCCGGAAAATGAATTCCTGGTGTAGACCCATTTAATAGCGAAACAGTGCCAGATGGCTTAATGCTGGTCATTCGAATTGATTTAGGAATACACAACCAATTGGAGAATTCCTCATCTAGAACTTTCACAGCCTCATATGCGTTATCACACCAATTATATAGTTCTCGTCTTCCAAATTTAGAAAATGCCTGAACAACTCCGGACTGCGATAAGCCAATACGACGATTCTTTAGCATTTTAGCGTTTGTCTCTGGCCAGTGAGTATTTGAGAGTGTGATGGTCTTTCCGTATAAATATGCAATTTTAAGAGTCTTAAGATAATCCTCATAAGAATCATGCTTTGCTGGGAAAGTCTCAACTAAACAGCACAACTCGGCATCTTCAAGCTGCTGCTCAACACACGGATTAAAACCAGCAACATTGATATCATCTAGTCGCTCGCCATCTTTAAACCTGCCTCTAGTTCTAGCGTTATCAAGCCAGATATAGCCCGGTTCTCCATTCTTTTTACTCTGATCTGCATGCCATGTGTAATCCATTCCCACAATCGCATGAAAAGAGTTGTTAGAACCCCACCTGTGATGATAAAGCGCTTCTTGATCGTTCTTCATTTCAAGATATTGACGATCATCGTATGAACCCATAGCCAAAGCAGCAGATCGGCGCACATTGCCGGCAACCACACAACGACCAATCAAATTTTCTGTATCAACAATTGTTACAGAATCAATTAGTTCTCCAATTATTGGAGTATAAAGACTACGAAGTGAATCATGTAGTTCCTTCAAAGGACCAGCGCCACTGCTAGTTCCGCCAAATCCCTTGATTAAAGCCCCTTCTGGCCTGATTGCCGAATAATCGAAATGAGGGATTTTGCCGCCTAAAAGAAAACCGTTTAATAGTATATGAACAGAATTAACCCACCCTTCTCGACTGTCATCAATTATATGTACGTCATTTGTATATTTTGGCTCTGTGATAGTAAGAGTACCGGCACCCAAAGTATCAAAGCCAACACCGATACCCAGCATTAAAGCGTCCATCATCCAAGAAAAAAGATAACCGCCTTTTGTAGAAATTTCTTTTGTTGAGCGAAATGCACAATTAAAAAGACCGGCAGCAGTACGCTCTTCAACAAACTTTGTGCCCATCATCCATAGACCTCTGCCTGGAGGAGTCCATTTTAAATTAAAAAGGCGATCATATGCATCTTTGGCTGTTGCTTGAGCCTTCGAATCATTCCATTCTAGGCCCAAATAATATACATGCTGTTTCTGCATATCAAACATACCTTCGATGACACGACGGCAAGTTTGATACCACTCTTCCGTTCCTTCTGCATCTGGCATAAATTCACTTAATCTTCTAGCATATGTCCGTTTAAAAGTTACATATCCTACTGGCCCCCATGGGACTTCTTGCTCAATATAAGGCAGAATAAACTGCTCTGATAATCTAAATTTTCTAATATTCGGCTTCATCGATTTGTACTCCCTGATTTTCTTAGTTTTGAATATTTTTTCTGCAAAAGATCTTTTTGCATTTGTGGTGTTAGTGTAACCGGATTTAACGGCATATTTTGAGCACCAGAACTTATTGCAGTCCCATTAATTATATTAGGTGCGAATTTTATAGAAACATTGCTGGTATCCATAAAGATTGGATAAACCATACCATCGGGACCATTTCGGTTTTTAGCAACAAAAATCCGCCCAGTATTGGCTTGTTTATCTTCGATGGTGCGCGATACTGAAAAAATAAGGTCAGCTACAAAACATTTGCTGAAAGCCTCACTGATCGACTCCATCGTAATTACTTCTGCATTCAACCCCGATCTATTGGTCTGAGATGCTGTCCAAACTGGACAACCAAACTCAGTTGAGATGCCTCGCATCTCTTCATAAATAGATTCTAATTCGTTACGCTTCTCTTTTCTTATCACAACAGGACGTAAAAGATCACCATAATCAATTATAATCATTCCGGGATCAATTCCCCTCTTTTTTAATCTTGCGAGGTGAGATTTGATAGTGTTGGTCGAAGCTGATTTTGTTGGATATTCTTTAACAATCAATTTTCCTTGAATGTTTTTTACTTGTTCAAAAACTTCTTCTTTAAAATCTTTAATGTCGGTAAGAGGAAAGCTAGTAAGGCAGGAATCATAACGATTTGCTACAACAGTATCTTGCAATTCCAAAGTATAGTGGATAACATTTTTTCCAGCTTTTAATGCTTCAACGCCCAAATGCACTAAAACCATAGACTTTCCAGCACCAGTGGGAGCGATAACAACGCCTAGCTCGCTTTTACCTAATCCGCCGCCTGTTATATTATCCATTTCACTCCAGCCGGTTGTAACTGGCATTCTGTGCTTAGGTTTGAATCTTTCTTCAAAATCAGTCAGATAATCATATCCAAAATTATTATCTGATCCTAACTTGAGCGCATCATTAATAGTTTTGCTGATTTCATCAAAAGAGCATGTTTGAAGCAGTGCGACCGACTTCATCATAGCTTTCTTTAGGTTTTGCTTTTTGCAGAAATCTAAACTTTGCTCTTTAATGTATTCGATATCGGAAAGCTCATTATATTGAATCTTTCTGAAATACTCTCGTACTTGTCGTTGAATTACCTCGTTTTCTTTTTCTAAATCTGTATTCAACATAGTAGTGACAGCCTGTGTTGATGGATGCACACTATATTTTAAACGATATTCAATAATTTTATTTACAAAAACTCTTAGGTATTCTAACTCCAAAAAATTAATATCCAAGACCTCTGTGATCTGATCAGCAAATGGTCGATCATCATAAATTAGCTGGGTTAGGCCCTCTTGAAAAGATTTACCATACCTGCCGAAACCAATATTCTCAGCCTTTTTCATTCATTCTCCTTATGTATATAATGATAGCACTGTTTCCAGAAAAGATCAAGCTATTTCTCTGAAAGAGATCTCTCAACTCGGTTTAGTCCAGCTTTTAGATCTTCCCACTTTAGTTCCCCAAAGCCGTCTTCGATCATCATCTTAAGAATTTCAGTTTTGTTGAACCCTCCTTTAAAATTTTCAATCATTTCTTTTACCTGCATTTTGGACTGAAATGACATTTTAGGAACGTACAGTTGCATCATGTTGTAATTATGTTCAATCAGGCCCTTTCCCTCTATGATCTTATCAAATACTTTAATATTTTCTTCGCTATTTTTACAATGTTCTATAACATGTTGAATTGTATAGGTTTTTGGTTCAGACAAAAACTTAAATCTTTTTGCTACAGTTGCCAAACCTGCACCATGAATACCAGGAAGATTATCACTAGAGTCACCCACTATTGCCCTCGCAAGAGCCATATTAGTAGGGTGAATGCCTATATCTTCAACAATTGTCTTTCTGGTCATAACTTCTTTCTTGACCGGTCGCATTAGAACCGTCTCGTTGTTGCACAATTGCATAAAATCTTTGTCATTTGAGATAATTATTTTTTGCCAGCCTTCATAATAAGACATACTCGTAACATATGCAATAACATCGTCAGCTTCAATATTTGGAACATAGGTTTGAATTATAGGCATTTGATTAAAATATTCCATAGTTCGCATCTGTTGCCATTTTTTGTTTTCTGAACATTCTTCTGGAGTTAAGTTTGCATAGGCTCTATTGAGGCGAAGCGGCTTTCTTCCTGCTTTATAGTTTTTATCAATTGCTTTTCTTTTAGAAGAACCATTGGGGCCATCCCAAATAATTAATATTTCATCTGGTTTAATTTCTCTTACAAGCTTCTGCAAGATCTTGAAAAAACCTTTAATGCCTCCAATTGGCACACCTCCCAAAGATAAGGAAGGATTTACAATATAAGCGCGCAAATATGCATTTAGCGCATCGATAATCATTACTCTTTTTGTTTTCATGTTTATTCCTTGTGGTGTAGTTTTCTGTATTCGATTAGCGCAATTTCTTTGTGTTTTGCTTCGATCATCACATCAAGCTTGTGACCGTAATCCTCGAATGGGTGGATAATACGGTCAGAATGTGCTTGTGGCTTGATTTTGTAATTATTGTATTCATCACAGCGAGATTCAGCATAATGTACTACTGGCGTAATGCCTTTCGGCCATGTTGAAATAGCAAGTTCTAAGGCTTCTTTCTCGCTCAAACCACCAGGATGAAGCCGATGATGGTGATAATCAAAAACAATAGGAATACCAATGCGCTTGTATACACCATCGTATAGCTCTTTGGTCGAGTATAGTGATTCTTTATCGTCATTTTCTACTGTTAACCTCGTTTTTACTGAATCTGGTAGACGCTCAAAGTTGCGACAGAAATTGTCAAGAGCGAAAGGCTTGTCATTGTATGCAGCGCCGACATGAATATTCAGCTTTGCATAAGGACTACGGGGAAGACCGATCATGTCAAATAGTTCGCCATGAACTGTCAAGTCTTTTCTTGTCAATTCAAATACACGCTCCTTTGGAGAAGCTAGCTTGTTGAATGGGCCTGGATGGCTGGTTAGACGAATATGATACTTTTGTGCAAATTCGCCGGCCTTACGGGCAAAATATTTAATCTGCCCGTACAATGGCATATCTGTCAATTTATATTCACTGGCCCATGGAAGAATGTCGGATGAAAGACGGTAAAAGAAAATATCATTTTCTAAGTTCCAGTCTAAGATCGTGTTAAGATCTTTTACATTCTGAAGTGCTAGTTCTGAGGCATACATAATGCCTTTTTCGTCAAAAGTTCTACGAATCATGCTTCGGTTCGTAGTAATCCGCTTTGACTTCGGACGGCTGGAAAAGCCCATGTTGATGCAGGCATAGCCGTAAACTCTGTTTCTTTCTTGCAACACAAAAACCTCCTGATTGATATATCAAGTATATCAGCCCAGGAGGAATATGTCAAGATCTTTAGATCTTATTCTTCGTTTTCATAAAAGCTATTTGCTTCTTCTTCTCGCTTATCAAATTTTTGTACAACTTCAATATCTATGAGTTCAATAATATTCTTTTTGAATTCGTCATCTTCCTCAATCATCTTAGTCCATCGAGATGGCTGGAATTTCTTTGTATATCCGCTTGGCATTTCTAAAGTATACCATGAACCAGCGACCTTCATATATTTAGATTTCTTTATAGCATCAAACCAGCTTTCTTCATCTCTAATTCCAATTTGCTGTGTTCCCCATAGAATTCTAAAATTACAATATCTGCCGGCAGTTCCGAATCGAGATTTTTCAAGCTTACACTTGACTTCTGATCCAATCCGGAATCCTTTGTCATCTTCAACAAAGGCTGATTTTGCTTTTCTTCCGGTCAGCCAGATCCTCAATGAATAGGAATATTGCATTGCTTTTCCGCCCGGTGTAACGTATGGTGTCGTCATAGCCGTGATTCTAGCCATCGGGCCAGTTGTAATATTTGCTTTAAGCTGATTTAATACAAGGAAAGTAGCTTTCTTATCGGCTATTGGAATAACCAATTTGCTCATACCTTTCGCAAGAATTCTTGCTTTTACTGCCATCGATGAAGTTGGATTAAAATCTCCCTCAATATCAGAGATAGCAGGCGTTAAAGCTAGACTATCCCAAATAAACAACAGTTGATCGCTACTCGCTCCCAACAATTCTTCTACCGTTTCCAACACAAATTCCACTGAAGATGCTTGAACATACATTAAACGTGATAAATCGCAACCGGCTCTTTCAAGGAAAGACGGGTCAATAGCTGATTCTGAATCAAAATAAATCACTATCATGCCCATCTTTTGGGCGTTAGCAGCGACTTGACAAGCCATATAAGATTTACCAGTTGCCTCCAGGCCGGCAATTTCAGATATTTTGCCGACCGGTATACCTGCCGGCTTACCTCGACAAATAATAGAATCAAGCCAACGAGAACCGGTAGGAATCCATTGTTTTACTTCAGTTGGATTATCTTCAGTTAAATCATGTGCTACATTTCTTCCGGCTTTCTTATTGACAAGACCCATAAGGTCTTGCATTGATACTCTCCCGGTATTGGTTTTCGCTTTTGCTTTTTTTGCCATTATTGTTTAACTCCTAATTAATGGGTCATCTAGGACTCGAACCTAGAACCTCTTCGGCCATAGACCGGCGCTCTGCCAACTGAGCTAATGACCCTGTTAAATATGCCTACTTAACAGTTATGATACAGCGTAATAGGCCCGCTGTTTTGAATTATTTAGCACACTTTAACCGGTGTGCCAGCGGGTCGCTATGAAAAAGTTTTTAAAGAGGTTACCACCTTTTCACCTGATAGCACAGGTATAAAAACTAGAACGGAACGTCCTTAAGATCATCGTATGCTTTGTCAATACTATTTCCGGTATTGCCGTAATGCTGAGTCTCTCTCGACTGATTTCCAGCATTGCTGTCGCTTCCCATCTGCTCATCGAGAATGGTGTCAACTTCTTCCGGAGTCTTTCGCTCCCAAAGTTTGCTGAAATCTGGCATTGTATTCATGATTGCGTGGATTTCATCACCGTCATCATGAAGCGGTGAAGTATTCCTACTCATCTTTAGAGTTGTTTGCGGAAAAGCACCCGGCTTATTCGGCTTTGTATAAGTCAGCTTAATATCCGTACCAGCCTCCTGATCGGTAATATCTCCATAATCTGGGTCTAGAATGTAGCCCAAAAACTGCTCATATGCCTTCTTGCCATATCCATAGACCTTGACACCCTCAGACTCCTTTCCTCGCACAACGATTGGCGAAAAATAGCGAGTACGAACAAAAAGACTCTTTGCGAGATTCTTTGTTTCATCGTCATTGTTATCGACTCCATCTCGCCAAAGCGAGCTAGCAAAGTCACAAATCGGGCATCGCTCACCAAAGTTACGCTTTGGGCAAAGTACGCCTCCCTTGTGGTTTCCGACATTGTAATGGAAAAACATCTCCTTCAGAGGATCTCCATCATTTGCCGGCACAATGCGAATTGTGGTGTCACCCTCATCCGGCTTAAACCAGACAGAGGTACTCGAATCATCCTTTCCGTTATTCCGAAGACGCGCCAGCTTCTTGCGCATCAGTTCCATATTAATTCCCATTTTAGTTCTCCTGTTAGTTGGGTAAAGTATATCAAGCGATCCTTGATATCTATAATATCACACTTGTTCTACCATGTCAAGTGTTTTCTTGTATTGCGTTTGTGTGGGCAACGCAGAACCCAAAGTCATTTTCTAGTTCAGTTTCATATATTGAATATGATATATTTCGGAAAGCATTCCTTGGCTTTTTCTTAAGAATGCTTACATATTTTTTGTGTAGTGTTCCGTCGCTTTCTAACCTTTCTTTATTGATATTAAGATAATAGCATAAGTCTCGCGAGTTGTCAAGATTAAAAAACCACTTTTCTTCCAAGCTGTCCATATCCAAGGCTCCAAGTGATTTAATCCGGCAAACCTCTGATGGGTTTGTTTGTACTCCTAGTTCTGGCTCGTTATGCTCAAAATAGTTCATATAATGGACCGTCGAAAATATAGTTTCATTCAGAGTCTTGTAATAATTTTTAATTGGCACATTTCCTAATATTTTTTCTATGTTCTCGTTTGAAATAATAGTCATCGACTTAAAAAGTCCAGAACGAGCATATTGCTGCAAAACTCCAAATGCGGCTCTTTCAACGAGCTTTGGTATACCTGCCAGCAAATCTGTGTCAGGTTTTATATAAAAAAGATTAATGTTTTTATTTCTAATCTGTTCTATAACACCCAGCGCATAATTTGAACTCATCGATGAGCCAACAATAAAAAATTGCACTTCGTCATCAATGTCTTTAAAAAAGTTTTTTAGATTTGGAACATTTTTTTCGTATTCTTCTGGATCTCTGAAATCTTTTAAGACTTTTTTATTTTTACCTCTTTTGATTTTAGAGGCTAGCCGATATACATTGTATTCCGGCGTTGAACTAAATAACTCCGCAATGCTTGAAGCAGCATTACCTAATCCTACAACTGATATCAATTTATACCTCTTTTATTTCATAATCCTTTCGGAACTTTTTTTATGTCGATCAATTAATCGATCAATAACTGTTCTCGAATTGATTATAATCAATTCGAAATGGCTTTAAGAACCCCCTTGTATAAAAGCTATTTCGCGGGTTCATCTGGCTAAGGAAGTGTACAAGGACCTGCCTCAATGCCTTTTCGCGGCTTGAACCCGGGATAGTAGACGCATCTAATTCTTTAGCAGTTTTTACCAAATCTTGAATCTTGCCGTCAGGATTTTGATCTCTGTATCTTATGTGAATTATTTTCTTTAACTCTTCAAAATCATCAAATTTGCTTTCCTTAATCGCTTTATCAAGTATCGCAGATCCAGAACCACTTGTTTTTCCAAACATATTAGTCAAACTGTCTAAAAACCCTTCGTCTAATATTTTATCAATTTCTTCTTTAATAATCTGCTTTAGTTTTGTTTTTGTTATTTTCATGGTTTAATCCTTTTTTATTTATTATTAATAGTTATTTTTCATGCGCCCATGGTGTGAATCCTTCGGGCCAAACTGTGCTTTTGTCATATATAATATCTCTCAGATTAGCGCGTGACAGATCAGCTTTATATAATTTGGCAAATGTCAGATTAGCGGCTGACAGATTAACTTTATATAAATTGGCAAATGTCAGATTAGCGCCTTTCAGATTAGCGCCTCTCAGATTAGCGTCATACAGATTAGCGCCTCTCAAATTGGCGCTATGCAGATTAGCGAATCCCAGATTAGCGCCTCTCAGATCAGCACCTTCCAGATTAGCGCCTTTCAGATTGGACCATCCCAGATCAATGTCTTCCAGATTAGCGCCTCTCAGATCAGCGCCTCTTAGATCAGCGTCTTCCAAATTAGCACCAACAAGAAAATCTTCCATGCCAACTTGCTTTGATAGTTCTTCAATTGCATATTGGTGATTGCCGGCTTTGAAAATCGTTAAAAGTTTCTCTTTATATTCATCTTCTATCGATTCTTTAATAATCTTCTTTAATGTTGGTTTTGTTAGTTTCATATTTCTCGAATTCTAAAACAAATTTGCAGATTCTGGGTCTGTTTCAGAAAGAATGTTTTTAAGTATAGAAATTTCTAGACCATTTAATCTGCGACCGGTATTAAGCTTTCTAAGCATTGACAATAAAAAACCACTAGGCTCGCGACCGCGAGCAGCAAGAGCATTTTTTAAAGCAGTTATTTGTTCATCAGTATATTCCGTATAAGGATTTTTATTTGAACTCCTAACAGAACCTTGTTTGTAATTATCCATCGCTTGCTGGTACTCTTCAAAAGATATTGCACCAGATTTGTAATCTTTATAATAGTCTGATGGTTCTTCATTTAAAAGCCTTCTTTCTACTTCTTCTCTTATGATCTGTTTAAGTTTTGTTTTTGTAATTTTCACTACTTTAAGTTCCTTAAATTATAATAGTCGCGACCAACACTGATATTTGACTTAAATCCGCCATGTTCAAAGATTTCTTTTATTTTTGGTAGTAAATCTTTATCCTCTTGCGCAAAGTCTATTGCAACTTCATCGTGAATGAAAAACGCAATATATGACTTTCTTCCTTCCAAGAGGGCATCAATTTCTATCGCCCTGTCCAAAATCCTATCGTTTGTTGTGCTCTGTACTAAATAGCTCAAAGCTTTTCTTTCTTCCACCTTTATTTTTCTTTTGTAAGGGCTGGATATCTCTCCGTTTTGATACCATTTATCAAGAACAGTTTTGCGATTATATTTTTTGTTCTCGACCAAGTTTGAGTCAGGATTAAACAGCCAAGCAAAAAATTTAACCTTTGCTTCTTCTCTTGTATATTTCCCATTGAAAAGATTTTTTGCATTCCATTCATGTACATCGCCATCTGGCTGCGGTTGACCAGCCAAATTAATAAAAGTTCTTACATCGGCGCTGTTATAATCCAACTGCAAGAACCAGTCGTTATTAGGCTTTAAGAGCCTCCGAAAGTCTTTGCGCACCGTCAGTATTGGAAAGCTTTTTGGATTCGTTGTGAGGCGTCCTGTGGCTGCTCCAAACAGGTTGTAGGACACATATCGACGCTGGATAAGGTCTGCAACTTTTTTTCGGCTTTTTGAAGATATTTGAAGGTCGCGACAACCAGCAGAATTTACATTTAGCTGCTGATATTTGATTTTATGCAAAAGTTTGTAGGATTCACTGAGAAGTTCATAATTTCTTGGCTTCTCATGGTTTTCGAAAACATGTCTTGTAACTTTATCTCTTATTTCACAAAACTGCATTAGAAATCTATAAGGTATCATATCAAAAATACAATGATCTCGCGGATCAATCTTTGAAGTCTCAAAGCTCTTGATGCATGCTAAGAATTTTTTATTTGAGTCTGCCAACTCTTTTTTAAATTCTTCCGGACAAGCCTCCTCTAATGACTTGCCGTTTGCATAAATCTGAGCAAATTGAACTTCTTTGTCTTTTATTGATCCAGTGAAAGCCCAGGTTCTTCTTAGGTCTTCTGGCATTGAATCAAAGTATATTTTACCTTCTTTATAAATTCCTACACATTGTTTTTTGTCGTCAAGTGTCTGAAAATACAATTAATACCTCGTTGTTTGATTAATTTTTTCTTGTTCTTCTGTTCTACTCTTGTCAATATAATAGCTCAAAGAGCCTTGATAGTCAAGAGTTTCATTTAAAAATCTTTCAAACTGCTCGATAGCTTTACTTTCACCTTTTATTTTACTTATACTTATCATATCTCTTAATATATTATCTTTTTTATATTTAGGATATTCACTCTCTTCTTCTATAAATCTTAATTTACAGTATAGCATTAAAAATTGTTCTTGTCCATAACTTTCTTGTAATATTTGATCTGAAATATAATCTTTAGGTTTAATATATTTAACAAGTGTATTTCCATTACATTCAGTTATTTTTTCTATACTTGTTGGTTTGACTGTATTATACATTTCTCTCATTCTATTAATAAATGTATTATAATAAAAATATGATGCTTTTCTATAATAATTAAATATTATAGAGTTAGTATCAGTATAACCGTATTTGCTAGCATATTCTATCATTGGCTGCGAACCAATATCGGCAACTAATCTCCATGGATTATTTAAGTCTACCATAAATCCATAACTTTTGCAAGTATTTAAAAAAAAGTTCCAATTTTTACTTTTAATAAAGTTGTTGACTTTTTCCTCATCATTGCTATAATCTAGATCTGCTATTTCAATTGATAAACCAGAAATACTAATTGGAGCTTTTCTGCTTTTTACATACGCTGGAAAGGTTAATGCATTTCTCTGATCGGATGCTTCTAAAGATTTTAATAAATCGTCTATCAGCATATTAAAATCTGCTAATCTTTTAGTGTCTATATCAGATGCAGACTTTAATGCGGAATAAAATCGATTTACATATGAATTATATAGAAAAAATGGGCTTTCATAAGCTTTATAGACTTTTAAATTTGATAAATATTGGTCTGAACCATCTATTTTCCCCATCAATAAACATTTTTTAAATTGTTGTTGTAAATCACTAAACGCATCCACAACAAAGTTAAGTGCTTTTAATCCTTGAGAACTGTTAGAATTCGAAGAAAAATACTTGAAATTGGTACTATCTTCTGGTATGATCATTGGTACTAAGAATCGATCAACTCTTCCGTACATTAGCTTTTCTGCAATAAAATCAGTTAAATTACTATATTGATCGTTTCTGGAGTTTAACTTATATACTGCTCTTTTATTAAAGAGTTCAAATGCTGTTTCTCTATTGTTTTCTTTATAAAAAGTAGACATATTAGTTACCTGTTGAACATTTTGATGGTTTTTCGGGGCTTTTCTCTAAATCTACAACAGTGCTAGCATCTTTAGCAGCAACCCACTTAGCATATATAACCGTTTCAGCAAAACCGGGAGAGATAGAATGTTCTGATTTCCATATCATGTGATATCCACCAATTCCCAATTGTGTTAAATCGAAACCAGCAGCAGTTTGTGCGCTTATATCGAATCCTCTGGGCTCTACGTATATGTAGCTGCCGGGATATGCACTTACGTCTAAATAACTTTTAATATTTACATCATATAAAACTCTCAACTGTCGAAGACCATCATAACCTTCTTGTTCAAATCTTACTTCTGCCAATCCAGTTGAGTTTGTTTCAGATAAATTAATCGTTTTTACAATGCCTCTATCTTTTCCTATTTGGTAATGCCAGATTCCTCGCTGGTGATCACCAACATCTGATACTTTTTGGCCGTTTTCGTCGTAACACCCTAATCCCTCGCTTCCGTTTGTTGGATTTTTACAGCCTATAACTTGATTCATTGGGATACTTCTAGCAGCAAAGAAAGTCAAATAATTCATTTCTTTACAAACGCCAGGATTTGTTCTAGGATCGTTACGCAAACCCATTACATTCAAAAGTGGCTTTGGTAGAGGCGAACATGACATTAATGGTGATGGAGG